CTAGCGGCAGCTATTGGTTACAAAATATCTCGTACACATCTTATCCGCTTTAATTACGCACTTGAGCTCGATCAAATGATTCCTGAGGCGTAACGCGATAATTGAACGCAAATAACGCGATAAATCAATTTTTATATTTTTCAAACAAGCGTGCTAATCTATCAAATATTGAAATAGAATTTCAGTATTTTCTTATCAAAAACAACTAATTCTTAGCTCTTCAATCCATTCCAATATTTGATAAGGCGTAACTCGAGAAGCAAGCGCAAATAACGCAATAAACAAACAATGATATCCACAATAAGTAGAAAATTCGAAGGTTGTGCCGTGTTATGCTTCATTATCGTGTGCCACCAGCGAGGGCCTCACTGTCTAAAGTTGCCCCGTTTTCAGTGTTAGTAAAAACCATTTCAACTGTTTGTTTCAAAGGATTGGCTTCCAGATACTCCCCGACTTTTTTATTTACAGATTTTGCAGCATTAATTGCCTGCTGTTCATCTATAGCAAATTTTGGTTTTTGCACTAACTTAGTATCAGAGAACCTGGCATCCTGTTTAAAATCAGGATTAAACCGTGGGTCATTCGTTTTCCCTTCAAACCTCAAGCGCTCCTGCAATAACGCATTATTTGAATCAGTATTTTTTTGTTTGCTGAAAGTTTCCTGCTGAATTTGCTCTAAAGACTTTCCAGCAATCTCATTAAGGACTTGTTGAGGAGAGCGCACCTGGGCAAAACTTCTGTCACTATCCTTCTTAACACTAGCGCCACCATTGCCACCTGTATCGCTGCTAGATTTTTTATATTCATCAGACACCGCCTTGACCGCATCCTTCTGAGCCGCCAGGGTTAACAACCGTTCTTTTTCAATCTCTGCAATGTTTTTTTAATTACCTAAAGAAATCTCATACTGAATCTTGTCCTGTTCAGTCTTTGCCCCGCTAAGATCAATCTGTCTCTGTAAATTTTGAATCGCTTTATCTGCTAGTTCTTTTTGCTGTTTAGCAAATGAAATGTCTTTCTGCTTGTCGTCTGCCTGTTTTTTTGCCAGGTCAGAACCCTGGTTTAAAATAGCATCGAACTCACCTTGTTCATCAGAAAAATTCTGAGCATCAATTATTTCATTACGTAGTTTAAGCAATATTCTAAGCTGGTTTTCCTCTCCCGCTAGAGTGTCGCCAAATATACCGCTTTGTAAAACAGTCTCAAAAACGCCAGCACTTTTCAAATTTTCGATATCCTTTCTAGCATCGAATATTTTGTCATTAACATCAATTAATTGCTGATCAAGGTCATGTCCGAAAGTCAGGCCATTTGTAGCCCCGTTTATTATTTCAGTCCAACCAGAAACAATCTGCTTTATGAAGCCTTCGCTTCTGTCATTAAGTAAAGTATCTTCAAATCTGCGCCAACTGCTAGACAGTCTACTGATTGATCCGTTCAGCGTATTCATTGCATCCGCATTAGAACCTTTGGACAACTCACCCATCTTGATAATCAGTTTATCAATCGCATCCCGGCCCAGCAAACCCTTACTGGCCATTTTAGATAGCTCGTCCGAATTTCTACCCGTAGCCTCAGCCAGAAGTTTATAAACCGGAACGCCACGTTCAACCAGTTGCAGCATTTCCTCAGCCTGTAGCTTGCCTTTCGCGTATGCCTGACCTAGAGCCAGGGTAATACCAGAAAGCGTTTCCTGCGAACCGCCCAGTTTAGATGCCTGGTTAGTGATAGCCTTCATAACATCACTCGTTGGCTCTATACCAAAGTTCTTTAGATCGATAAACGCCTTGGTCAGTCCTTTAATCTGAAACGGGGTGTCCTTTGAAAAATCTTGGATAAACTTGAATGCCCTTTCTGCTCCGGAGCTGCTACCCGTTAATGATTTTAACTGCGCTCTAAGACTTTCCATTTCCCGGTTAACATCCAGAATAGACGACGCTAGCGCAGTACCCGCCGCCAAGGAGAAAAACCCGGTCAGTAAGCCTTTAGTTGAAGTCAAAAAAGAATTAGTCCGCTTAACCTCAGTACCCAGCTTTTTAACGCTATCAGTAGATTTTTTAAATGCCTTGGCCCCGGCTGCACCTGTGCTATTAACCTCTTTATTCAGTTTCTTGATTTCAGCATTAGACGCCTTAAACGCCTTAAGCGCCTTGTCACCGCCGACTGTTGAAAGCTTAAATTTTAAATCAAGATTATTCGTCATTATTCTTCGCCTTAAACTTTGTTTTTTTCAAAACCTTATCGCGTTACGCCTCATTATGTGTTTCTCTGTCATTTTTCAATAAACTACCCCTGAAGAATAACCGTACTTTCAGGTTTCATATTAGCAACGCCCCACGCCAAACTAACTTCATACTGAATTTTACGGTACATACGATATACCGATACTTCAAACGCCAAACCAGAATGAGGATCAGTAATAATTGTGCGGTCTTCAGCCATATCTCCTTGATCGGGTAAGGCTGGGGTCCTAGTCGCTAATACAATAGCAGACCGATTAAAGCCCATATTTGCGGTATAACTGCTTCCTATTGTAATGTCCGTCAGATCAGGTAAGAATTGACGAAGACCAGGTTCAGCAAGAGTAAATGTATTACCAGACAAAGCAGAAGCTACTACATATTTGTTAGGGTCACCTAAAAAAGTAACAATGTCACCAGCCAATATAGTGCCAGTTCCAAAATCAACTTCAATAATAGTTTCACCTGGTAAATAGGTGCCTAAACTATGAATAGCCCCATATGATACCCCTGTACCTTTGGTTGTACTTTTAATTTGGGCTGATTCTCTTATGGCCAGGCCATGAATATCCCCTAAAATACCTTGTCTAAGCAAACTATCGTCACCAGCTGCACTCACATCATTCATTTGATCCAGTGTTCGTATTTTTGCGCCTGCCGTTGTATTGATGATTAACTGTAAATCTGTAGTTTGTGCGCCATTATCCAGCAATAATTTTAAAACATTAGCAGAATCAGACAAATCAGCTGCAAAGGGTGTGACACCTGGTGCCCCATAAGCTAAAGAAGCCGTAGCGTATAATGCCGCCAAATCAGCTTCCACCTCATTGCATAATGTTCTCATTGCTTGGGCAAATTGATTACGTACTACATTCTCTACACCAGGGCCATTATTAATGGCTAATGACTGCTCACCATTCCAACTTACAGGAACCCGTCTTGATTTGGTAATAGTCAAGCTTCGGCTGTCAATGATTTGATCTCCATCATCAGGCGGTGTCACAGCTGGTATAACATCTGACGACCAAGCTGCTCTTGTCACGGGGCTATCAATCGATTGATTAAGAGCAGCTCTGGCAGCCGAAGAATCAATAGTTACAGCGGGAATAAAACCCACCAGTTCACGTGAAACCACATCTACTGCTTGATAAAGTGTAGGTAATAACCCAGTTAATGTATTTGGCATAATGTTATTTCTGTAATCAGAGTAATAGCGGTGCTAAATGAGAAAAATTTAAGTAAAACGTTAAACCATAGCGTAAGGTTTTAAGAATTTGCTTCACGGAACAATTTTTGCGCTAGTAGCGGATCGGTATCATGAAGTTGTCTCTGCATATCAGGATTCCATTTTCCCTTACTAAAAGGATTATTTTCACTGCTTGGAATTGAGTTATCAGGAATTTTTAAAGATTGCTCAGTATCTGTTGTAGAATTTCCTTGTTCAAGAGCAGTAATTTCAATTGAGGTCAATCCTACTTTAGAAAGACTTTCCAGGCTTGATTCTGAAAATTTCCCTTTTGATAATTCAATACTATGACCAGCCAGTGCATTGAATATTAATGGTTGTCTTGATGGAGCTAATGCATCAAGATTTAATGTGTTGTTATTTTCCATGAAGGTTACCTTTAATTTCTTCGTAAATAGATGAAAGTCTTTTCCGAACCATAGCAAAAGCATTTTCACGTGTGAAAAATAACTTTTCACCCGATGATTCAATTTGCCAGGGTTCAATATCTTCTAGGCTGTCAGAACCAAGCGCGGGTAAAGACTCAAGCCCTAATACATATCTAACAGGGCTTGCACTAGGATTCTCAGTAAAAACAGCATTCAGCGCATCAATCTCAATTAACAGATTTAGCAATTCTGCTGCTGATTGCCTATATTCCTTTACCTTAATTTCAAGACGCTGTTTCGCTTCAGCATCAACCAGTATCTTAATTTTATGATTTATGACATTAATTTCACGATCCACAGAAGCAAGCTCGGCTTGTTTTTGGAACAATTGTTGTTTTGCTTCCGCTTTCTGCTTTGCCAGTGATTTAAGATTATGATTGGTTTTTTCCCGCTCTTCTTCCACTTCTTTAATAATATTTTCAGCGGTATTTGTACCTTCCAAATGATCTTTAGATTTGGCTGTTGTGATGCGGCTAGCGGCTGCTAACTCATTAAATTGTACAGAGCCGGATTGATCAGAAATGGCCTGTAATGCTTTAACGTTCGTTTCAAGCTGCTCTTTATCCGTCTGCAATTGGCTTTGAAGCTCTATAAGTTTTTTATACATGCCTGGTGTTCCTAAAATAATAATTGATGATTCAGAGAATCAAAAAATAGTGGTTACCCTTAATCAATATCTATCGACAGAAACCCAAACGAAAACAAAAGATACTAATTAAGGGTGCAATCATTAAACACCGTTAAT